AAAAACTGCATTTTGAGGGTCGGCAAGTGCAAGGTTGATCGTTGCCGCATTAGATGTTGATGTTACAGTAACCACATTATCAGTTGCGGCCGCGCCCGCAGGCGATAGTGCTGTTATTCTGAAATTAGTACCATCGTATGTTAATTTTATTTCTTTATCTGCAGGAATATCAGCGGCACTTGTTGCGGTGCTACCATCAGCAAGTTTTATACTTTTTACACCAAGGGATGCAACATTTACGGTTGATGCTGTAGTATTTACATTCCCTGGTAAGAATCTTACAGTCATTCCATTGAAGTAAGCATTTGGTGCGTTCTTACTACCTACCGCCGATAAAACATAAGCATCAGCTGCGCCTGAGTCAGTATAAAAATCACCGCCAGCGGCATAATTGGCCATTGCCGTACTTGTTTGAGTAAGCGTACCTTCCGCCGGAGTCTGCCCGCTATTTGTAATAGCATTATTTATCTCTGATCGAACTGTATTAAGATAAGCCGCGTCACACTGAGGCGCGGAGCCATCTACAAAGACTGAATTTTTAACGCCCATAGCATATTCCTTTTTATTTTACTCAATTATAAAGCATTTCTATAATTATGGAATAATTATTTTATTTAACTATACATTCTTATAAATAACCTGGCAATTAGCAGGCCTTACAATATTAAAAACGCAAGTTAGCAATGTCGAGTTATTAGCAGTAGGTGTAAACGGCACATCATATGGAGGCGTAGCAACAATCGCATTAGCAGCGGTAATAACGATATAATAACGCGAGTCAGGCATTCCAAGTGATGCAACTGGAGTAAATGGAACGTCATAAGGAAGTAAGGATTCGTTATATGGCCGCACTATTGCATCCGTAAATCCCAACGACACAGCTAATGCCTGCATTTGCGCAATCGTTTGCACATTCATTTTTGCAAATTTAATTAACACATGTAGCCGCCTTTCCGCATTAGTGCCAGTGCCAGGGAAGCAATTATCAGGTATTCCTAGCGATGATTCCCATTGCGGCAATAATTCACTTGTAGATAATATATCGTAATCTTCTGACAAATCATTTAGTGCTTTATAGGTTCTATATATCTCACCAGCCAGCCCGTTGATAAACTTTCCAAAATTAGTAGTTATATCTTGCGCAGAAGTAAACGCTAATCCCCTAGGCAAATAAGCCGCGAGGTTGTATTGATGATCTTCTAATGTCTTTGTTTTAAAAAGTTTCATTATGGATACGTAATAGCTCCTAATGTTGGTAACTGGCCCGCGCCAATGGCTACATCAGTAGTTGGGGTTGATAATGTAAAGTCAATAACCACGCTGCCAGTGTCTGGATCAACTGTTTGATATATTGCAGAAGTATAGGCATATGATTGCAAGTCGGTACCAACCGTGGTTTCTTCTTCGAATAAGGCAGCAAGATTAGCGGTTATGGCCGCTTGCATTGTTGATGTATTTGGAGACAGTGCGGTAAATGTGAATGGAACCGAAACACCGGTAGGAGCGTTAATGATGAAATCAACATCAGCAGTATTTGCGGGCCTAATAGTTGCTAATTTTGTCTGCACCGTAATAACTTCTGCCGCATCTGGTATTATATTAGTATCATTATCACGTGTAAAATAAACAATAGTTTGACCAAGCGGGATAGTAGGGTTCACTAAAATAGTACCTGTTGCCGGAGTAGTTGGGGTATTAGCCACGATATAGCAAAATGTAGTAGTACTTATAACTAAAATACGTGCAGTTACATTATAATCAGTCTCAACCGCGCCAGACATTGTCGCGTTCATGCAGTTTTCTAAATTATGCGCTGCCGTAGTTGTAACTGTTGCGATATCACCAACTCGCGTTATTGATGTTACTGCTAGATTGGATCCGTAAGTCTCGCCAGATTGATAAACAAATACGCGGGTAACGCCAGCGACTTCCTTTGCCTTTGCAACGATATCGCTTTCATTAAAATGTGATATTGGATTCTGATATTTATCAATAATACGCACACGCAAATCATCATCGGTTTCTAAATCAGTTCCGCCTGTTATTGCTGCATACTGAGTAATAGCAATATCGTCAACGCCTGATATTGGACTACCAATGGTTAATTGAGATCCAGCCGCAAGATTTTGCGCAATACCAAATGCTACAGACTGCACTGACACAGAAGCAAGACTAGCCGTTGCAAGTATCGTGCCAGTGGCCGGAGTAGTCGGGGTTGTAGTTACCTGATATGTAAATGTAGTGGCGCTAGTTACTGTTATCTTAACATTGCCATTATAATCAGTCTCAACCGCGCCAGACATTACGACGTTCTGAGTTGAACCGAGCTCATGGGCGCTTGCGGTGGTGGCTGTTACCGTGGTTCCGCTTCTTGTTAAGCTTGTTACTGATACGGCCGTAGATGTTATTGTTGCCGCAACGGTTGACTCAAAAACGCTACCATCAGCATCAGTAAATTGGGTCGCAAGTGGTATAATCGATGTTGCCGTGCCAGTTGCAGTTATCACTCCGCTTGCGGTGGTAGCTGCATTTCTTGTAATGCCTTTATAGGTTCCCCACCTTTCCAAAAATGAATTTGTAGCGGTATCAACAAATAATTCACGAATTAAAATATTTAACTGCAAATAAAAATCATATATACGCCCAGAAAAACTATAAACTATAGCACCAAGAAATGAATTTTTAAAAAACGGGTTTGACTCAGGAAGTGCTAATTGCACATCTGTAGCGGCCCTATCAATAACTTGCTGCTGTGAAGTCGGTATATTAAATGCCATTATACTTGCCCTGAATTATTCCATAAATCATAATATCTCGTTTCCACAATGCTATTGCCTCTATCAATAACGATAGCTAGTGTAATTCCATCATCCGTAAATACGCCTGTGGCATTTACGCGCTTTGCGTGATTATCATTTACAAGCCATTGTAAACTATTTCTTGCAAAGTCAATAGCATTATTTAATGTGGCTTGCGTCTTGCGACCCTGGTAAACTAACCATAATAACGAACCTACCTCAAACAGCGGGTAGTATTGCGAGAATTGATTGCCCCACCATCCACGGCGCAACTCAGATCGCGGCACTTGACTTGAGCTTGCCCTTGAATCCGCGAACAATGAAACCGTTAGTGATGTATCGAAGCTATCCACAAGTTTAAAATCTCCATTTTCAAACGACACATCAAACTGCTTTGTTGTCGTGTTTTGTGTTAATTTTATATCTATAGCCATTTATTCACCTATGGTAATGTATTGCTAGCAACTGAACTAGGATTACCAGCAGTTGCTGATATGTGAGTATGTAAGTTATATTTTGTTATTATATCAGTAAATGATATCTCATCAATGCCGCCATAATCAGCGGTTATCTCGCCAGTTACACGTAAAGCCCCATCGATCGTAGTTATTGGCGCTGTTAGCGTGGTATTTCCTGTCGATGTTATTCCCACAGTTCCAGTTGCAGTAACCACCACATGAGCATCAGAAGTGATAGTGGCATTTCCAGTTGATGTAATATTTGCACTACCCGCAACTGTCAAATTTGAATCTCCAGTTACCGTTATATTTTGATTATTAGTTGTTACTATTTCTATATCGCCATTTTCTAGAAATTTTACATAACTTCTTGTAAGAAAATTTCCAATAGCAACCTCACCCTCTTTTAAATCTTTAAACCGTCTCTTAGGATCATTCACTATTGCGGCTCGGTTTGCCTCTTGACCCATAATATTAAACATTAGTGCAAGTGAACCCACTGGAGCATAGGAAGACATCCCGTAAGGATGCAATACCTCTACATTGCCAACTTTTTTTGACATCCATTTAATTTGCGCAATAGAATAGTCTCCAGAGTCTTCTGTTTTTCTGGATACAGTTCCGCGCTTAATTAGGTTTTTAATAAAAGTTAGAATATTCATTAGCTATCCGTAAATATTATATCATCGCCTTTTTTATCTGACTTCTGCGTTGCAGCATCCACTTTTAATTGCAGCGTATAAGCATCTTTATCAACTAATTTAATTACCGTGGTTGACCCTGTATCCAATGATAAATTATACTCTACTGATTTTATTAATAAAGTAGAATTAATATCAGCAAAATTATCTTGCACCTTTACTAAAATATTAGGCTTCCATAGAGTCGTTTCTGATTCGTCTTGATGATATCCGTAAACTATGGCCTCATACTCAGTAGACCTGGCCTTTGTAAGGTTTTTAGTCCATGTAGCAAGGTCGGTTAAATTTACATTAGAGTCGGAAGTTTCTGATATTATCTCCACGGTGCGACTTTGGCGCATATTTATACTATTATCAATAGCCGTTCCGCTTTGCACAGCGACAGACTCATAACTTGTATCGCCACCGCTAAAATCAACACTGGGATTCTGGCCACTCCATAACGTATATTTATAAAATCTTTTATTAAAATCATAACTTATAGTAGCAGATTTTATATTGTTAAAATCACCATTTATTATATTTTGCAATTGCGTTGCTGACTTAAACGATGCAGATCGCGCAAGTACGATATTGCCCTCGCCATCAGTTGTAAGTAGTACCTGCCTTTTTCGCGCATACGTTTCTATAAAGTCAAACATTGACTGACTTACTGGCGAGCTTGATGGGTCACTTTCTGAAAATGGCGCAGGATCCGCCCCAGCCTCATTAATGATTTTTATTGCAGAAAGGTTATGGTCATCAAGAACTTTTCGTATTATTTGAATTAATCCAAGCCCTACAAACTCCTTAACCTCAACAATACTACTATCCACCAAGTCAGCGGTACGGTCACGCCCCCTTATAGTTATTTTATGCATTGTAGAATCATATGTAACATCTATGCTGTCTACATAGCCGTTTATAACACTGGTATTTTTAATAAACACCCTGCATGGCGCGCCTGCCTTTATAGGAAATGAAGTTACTTTGTTTGAAGTCGCAGAAAACTCGAAACTACCGCTAATAGCCTCAATGCTACGGAATATTTTTATATCCGTGAAGCCTTCGTACTTAAGTCCTGATACTTCCAATGTTATCATGTTACTAATATGCCTACATTTCCCGACACAAATGATGTATCAATGGTATTATTAAGATTAATTAATGCCTGCGTATTATCGACACTTCCATAATATTGAAAACATAACATAGTCATCGGCAATTCATGGGTTTCTATCGTAGAAATACGGAACGCATTAACGGTTGCCTGCTCTAAAAATTGAGTAACCTCAACACGTAGATCCTTTAATGCCTGCACTGTGATGTCAGTTAAATTATTATTTGCTATCGTGTAATTAAATTGAGCATCTAATTGATCTTCAATTTCCTTAATATCTATTTCGGTTGTTAGTGACAATTGCGGAACTGTATTATAAGCATATGCAAGTGCATTAGTATTTACTGCACTATTTATTATAACCTGGTTAGTTGCGCGCTCGATGCGAGGCGCTGTTGTCTCCTGTATTGCTACGTCATTTTCTCCATAGTTAAATAACTTAGTAAGTAAGTCAAACTGATCTCGCGCATTGCGCCCTATGG